TATTTCCCGGTGACGGCTTCGATTATACCGCCCTTGGCTCAACCCCTTCTGAACTGGACTGGCTCGGCTCTGAGGCGATCCTGACGCGCCGTATCTGTACCGTGTTCGGTGTACCATCCCAGTTACTTGGCGATCCTGACACATCGAAGTATTCGAACTACAAAGAGGCTCGACGTGCGCTCTTCACGGAAAAGATTTTGCCGGATGATGGTCTATTCATCGGGGAGTCGAATTCGTTCTGGTTCCCTAAGTACGGTCCTGGGTGGTCAATAAGGGCTGACGTATCCAAGGTTGACGCTCTCCAGGATAGCGAGAATGACATTGTAGAGAGATTGGTCAAGCGTACATGGTGGACCATTGACGAGAAGCGGGAAGCGGAAGGGAAGGACGAAACCACTGGCGGCGATGTACTGTACCAGCCGATCAATCTGCTGCCACTGGGATCAGCCGACCTTGACGATCAGGCGCGGTCAACGCGGTCGGATGACGATAAAGATACGATGCTGCCGCATGTTCACCCGCGTACAATGTATCCCACTGAGAATGACCGCCTTCATGCTATCGAGGCATCGGACACTGCGAAGATACCGTTTGAAAAGAAGTTCGCGAAGGAACTGAATAGATACTGGAAGCGACAGCGCGACCTCGTGCTGGCTGCATTGAATAAGGTCAAGGATGAATTCTCAGAGAAGCGAGCTATCCCGGATTCGTTCGTAGGTCGATTGTTTGGCGAGGCAGGCGAGAACGCGAAATACGCTGAAGCCACCAGGGATTTGTACGCCGTCATCATGGTTGAGTTCGGTCAGGATATCATTGACCAGCTTGTGAGTGAAGGCGTTCTGTTCGACATCGGACGCCCTGCATTGAAAAAATTCTTAGGCGTCGGCCTTGCGGACAGGTCGCGATTGATTAACGACATCACCGCGAAAAGATTGCAGGCGATCATCAACGAGGGCGTAGCGAAGAGTGAGGGCATTCTGAAAATACGTGATAGAATCTTGGATAAGTACGATGAGATGAGCATAGGCCGCGCAAGAACAATCGCGCAGACCGAGGTAGGCACGGCGGCGAATCGGGCAACCCTCGAAGGCTTTAAGCAGTCAGAGAAGGAACTTGACGTGAAGCTGGAAAAGGAATGGATATCGGCGCGTGATTCAGACGTAAGGGATACACATGCTGAACTTGATGGGCAGACAAAAGAAATAAACGAATCGTTCGTAACCTTTGATGGGAACTCTGCTCAGGCCCCGCAACAGTTTGGAGTTCCAGAAGAAGATGTTAACTGTCGCTGCGTAATGGCGGCATTAAGGCCGGGTGACAAGAAAGTATGAAGTTCATGAATAGAAAAACTGGCAAGGAAATTAAGCCCGAAAAGATAATCATACTCAGGGTGAAATCATGAGTAAGAAACAAATGGAAACACGTGCGTTCACAATGGAAATTCATGAGATGGATGAATCCACTGGTGAGTTCCAGGGTGTTGCA